AACATCAATATCTGAGTCCATACGTAATGAGCGGTGGTTACCGATTACGAAGTTAGGTTTGTAAACTGCTACAACGCCTGCTTTAGTAGCTGCTTTAGCTTCAAACTCGCCAGATACTAATACTTTAGAGCCAGCAACCATACCTACTTCACCAGTCAACAAAGTAGCTGCGGCGCCAATTTTGTCTACAGTCATGAAGTTAGTATCTTCTAACAAGTCAAAGTAAGCTTCAGTAGAAACTACATAAACTACGTCAGCTGGATTCAAACCCATAACACCCATATCTTTGCGTAGAGCGATAAGAGTATTGGCAGTTACTTTAGCAGCAACAGGTACAGTTACAGCTGAAGCTGCATCGCGAGTTACCAAACCAGTGATTGGGTCAGCAGCATTAGCACCAGTACCACGTAACAAGGCTACGTCCATTGCACGAGCCATACGACGTTGCATTGCATCACGAACGAAAGGTACGATTGCTAGGATAGCATCTTCTTCCTCGTCAAGTGTTACAAATTCTTTGGTCGCTAACTTGCGAGCATTAAGTTGAATTTCAGTTAATGCGTGAGTAGCTGCAGTACCTGAAGCGCCAGCTGCGCCATAATTAGCTGGGTCAACCCAACCTGCTAAGCCGCTTTCAGGGTTAACTGGAATAATCATTTGTGGAGTAGTCATGTTGATGCTACGGAACAAAGGAGCAACAACTAATTGTTGGCGAATAGCCATTTCTAGGTTTGTAGAAACTTCTTTCTCAAAGTCAGCAGAGCTAACATGAGGACCAGCTTTTTCAATTACTGAGCGGCCAAACTTAGTAGCTTCGATTGATTTGCCAGCCATAAGAGCGGCAAATACAGCTTTTTCTTTTGCAGAGTAGTCGAGGCCATCAGTAGCAAAAGTACGTTTAGAAGCTTGCATAGCTTCCAATTCAGCAGCTTTTTCAGCCAATTCAGCTTTCAAGCCAGCAACTGCATCACTCAAACCTTTAGTTTGGTCAGCAAGGCGAGCTTCTAAGTCAGCTACCAGACGCTCAGCACCAGAAGTACCAACTTCTACAGACTTAGCAACTGCAGCGGTAGCAGCAGCTTCTGCGATAGCTGCAACATCAATATTCATATCAGACATTTGTTTAATTTCCTCATTAGGGTTAATTTCGGTTTCTGCTTCAGCAGCAGTTTCATTATTTTCTACAGTAACTTCTGTAGGTTCTTCTACTGAAGCAGTAGAGAATTCTTTCTTCATTGAATCAAGTTGTTCAGATGATAACGATTTTGACAATTCAAATACTGCACCTGCATTTGCTGGTACAGAAACTACTGAGATTTCATATAAATCGACAGCAGTAATATAAAAAATGTCGTTGCCTGGTTCGTAGCGTGCATCTTTAATTTGGAAACCTACTGAGAAAGTAGTAAGTACTCCACGCTTAACCATGTCGTAGGCAGTGCCCGCTTCAGGGTAGATTTCAGCTTCTACGTATAAACCTTTCATATCCACACGGTAATTAATTACCTTACCGATTGGATGGTCATAATCGTGGTTGAATAGAACGATTGGGTTGTTAATGAAATTCTCCATACCCATGTTCCACGCCTCTGAAATAATTACATCGCCGACGCGGTCGGTTTCTGTAGTAGAAGCGTAGCCAGCGATTTTTACAGGCTCGTTATTTGCAGGTGCTTCACCTAGCATCTTAAAACTAGACTCAAGAAAAATCTTTTTATCCATCATTGTTTAAAGTCTCACTTGAGTTAGTAGGGCGACCGCCTTCGTTAGGATTGGCAGCCGAACCAGCGATATTTGCTGGAATCCGTATGTCATCAGAACCTTCTAGCTTCTCATATCGTAATGCTTCACGCGCTTCGTTAGGAGTAATAATACCACCATTAACTAAGCCCGTATAGTACGCCGATGCGTCCCGCATCTCTGGGGCTAGAGCTGATACATTTGCTGTAATAGGTTCTAAATTATAACCGAAGAATCTTTCTAGTGCTGAATTAACTTTTCGCACTAAAGGAATAACTGTTTCTAAGTAGAAAAGCCGTAAATTTGGTGAAATATTAGCATTATTTCCACCAATAATAAGCACTTCTGGTATACCTAAACCAAGCAAAATTGAACGTTCATAGTCCTTAATAGAACCCGTATAGTCCAAATCTTGCATCTTATCGCCACCAGACGTAAGGGTTTTAATATCCATACCACCATCTAAAATGAGTGGTATTTTACCTCCGCGACTCATATTATACTGAGCACGCCAGCTAGCTTTTAAACGGTCTTTAATCTTATCTGATAAAATATCAGGCGTTGTTACAGCTAAAGAAGTTACAAACCCGTCATTTACTAAACGTGTATGGTAGTTTTTTAATGCTTTAATTAAGTCAATACTTGCTTTACATGCACCTAAACGTGAGTCACCTGTATACAGTGAACGTCCAACGTCATTAATGTGAATAATCTCATTAGGCATGAACTTAGTTGTTCCAACTTCGTAATATTCTACAAAGTTCTTTTCATCTTTTTCGATGGTAACTAAGCTAGCTGGTAAGTTGTATAAGTGAACTCCATCCCAGTAAAGGAAAGCTGTACCATAAGTTACTAAATCATAGTACAAGGCACTTCTGAAAGCTTCATTTGATTGAAACAAGTTAGGCTGATAATTCAATAGCATATCTAGTTTCTTGGGCTTCACGCGTGCCTGCGGCACGATTTGGAGCGATTCTTTAATATCAAAGTCTAGGGAAGAACACGCCGAAACCAGCATATTGATGCCACGGTTGACAACTTCCAAATTAGTAACTGAATCAATAGTTGCAGTAGAAACATTACTAATAGAAGCATCAGAGGCCATCTCGATATCTGATTGGGCAGGGTTCAACTTAGTCCTAGAAAAAATTCTATCTAGCCAGGACATGGTGTCTCCTGTTTTAATTTCTGACGTTCGCACCATTTTTTCTGTGCGTTAACCGTAGAAGGTGGTGGACGTACACCGTAAGTAGCGTGTAGTTTAGCATGCCATTCTTTATTTAAAGTAACTACTTCTTCGTAAAGCTGCGACTGGTGAGAAGAAATAAATTCATCCCGCCATAGTAAAACATCTTCCATCAAATAACCTTTAGCTTTGCAAAACTTCTCGCAAAGGAAGGACACTGAGTTAAAATGGTGCAACTCTAAGTTTTCAGTAGAACCAGAAATATAGCACTGACCAGCTTTTTCATAAGCTGCTTTTGCTTTATCACGTATATATTTTACGGCATCACGTTTCATAATAAGTTGCCCCAATGTCCATAATTTTCTCTGTAAAAGTAGCTGTAAAATACGACATTAGGGCGGAACATTTTTGAGTTAGTTTTCTCAACCCATACGTATATTATACAGATGTAATCAAAAATTTTCAACTTAAAATTTGTAAGTATGCACCATCAAAACGACCCAGTAGAAGTATTGTAACTGTAGACTGCGTAGCGAAATGCATCAGCAATGTGTGAGTGCTTATCATGTACAGGGGCTTCTTTCAACGCACCAGGTCTATTCTCCCAGCGGTACTGGTCTAACATAGACATAGTATGAGGTAAATCACCAACTACATATACTCTGCGAATAATACTTTGTAGAAATCCGATACCTTCTAACTTAGCCTTCTTAGACTTAGATGTAGCTAAACCGTAAATAGAAGCCAAGTCATACCGTGACTGAGCAGCAGCGGAGTCTGCATAGATAATATCAACATTCCACTTGTCTCGCATAGAAACTAAACAAGCAGCATGCTCAGCAGTATTCTTTTCAGAGTCAACGTATTCATCTACAACGTAGTAGGTAGAATCGCCATGGTGGTACAGTACGACTATGGACGCGGTAGCGTCCTTGAAGCCTAAGTCAAGGCCCATAATTACGTCACAGTTACGAATATCTAATGAAGAAGGTAACTCAGGCAACACTTGACTATCTTTAGAGAAATCAGAGAAAATCTGCCCCTCAAATACAGAGAATGAGGCTAAATATTCTTGCTCGAACTCAGCTTTACTCATTTCAGCACGTGCAGCTTCAATCTCAGATAAAATAGCTCGTGGATTACTCTTGTAAGTAGCGTGAATAGAAATCCATTCAGGTGTATCTGAACTAAACCCACGCTCGTAGAATTTCTTAAACCAGTTATTACCACGAGGAGTACTAATAAAAATAGCTTTAGCTCCAGGTCTATCCATTGTAGGACGTAACTGTACGTTAAACCCAGATTCTCCGTCAGCTTCGATAGCTGCTTCATCGTAAAGAATCAAGTCATACGAACGCCCAACAAGAGCATCAACCTGAGAAGATGAACCCATACGAATAGTAGAGCCATTTGTAAGTTCAATAACGCGGTCTTTAGTGTTTTCTACTACAGTTTCTACCGAAAAGTTCTTTAAAAAGCGTCTCTGTAACTGAAAAGAAATAGATGCTAGAGCGTAGTTTGGTGCTACAATAGCTACGTTACAATTTGGTAAAAGGGAGGCTAATAAAGCTGCTAAGTTAGAAATAAACGTCTTACCAACACGTCGCGATACCGCGGCAGTAATAAAACGGTACTTTTCGGACTGAATAGCGTTTAAAATACCAATTTGTGGTTGATTCGGTACAATTCCTGCAATATCTAGCATTTTTACCACAGAAAGTGGTCCAAAACGTGGTTTTTCGTACTTAATTAAGCCAAGTGGACTAATATCTTCTCGTGAAATTGTAACATCACCATTATGTTTATCCCAGTAAACCTTTTCAAATTCCATAATCAGCTCGTTAAATTCTTGATAAGAGTATCATAACCAGAAATGTTAATCTGTGTATTTGTGACTTTTGTAGCATGTTGAGCCTTCTGAGCTTCGATAGCAAGCTTAGCTCTGTCCATTTCAAGCTTATGTTGCATCTGGATAAGGTCTGCAATGTCTTTAGAAGATGTAGTTTCGTCTTCAGCCATCTGTAACATCTTAGCTTGAATCAACTCATGTAGCATATCTGACATTTTGCTCGAACTACGCGTCGCCGCTTCGACGGCCTGAGTTGTGATGTAAGCCTTAACAGTAGGGCGTTCTAGAAAAGCTTTGTAGTCGGATACATGCATACCAACCACCTGCGCGGCCTTCGCCGCGTCGAATCCGCACTCCACGTAAAGCGAGATAACCTCTATCTCTTCTGGACGTAGAGCAAGTTGTTCATTAGTTTTTGTAAGTGTACTTAACATAATTTTACTCCTGTAATTTTAGATAGTTTAACACTGTAGGCAAACAATTTCAAGATGTAAAATTGTAAGCTTACTTTATTTTAACGAGGTTCAAGTGCGTCTTGATGTTTTGCCTCAAATATGATATAATATACTTATATTTTTGAGAGATTAAGAAATAATCTATCGAACCAGAAGGTATTGTGGTGCTCCAAGCGCACACAATCCTTCGAGTTCGATTGAAAGTACATTTAATCTCTCAAAAAAGTATTTGAACTAAGTAAAGGGTAGAGCTATATCTTCTATTTAGCATTGTATAGTTTTTTCTAGGTTTTACAATGTTGTATTATTATACTATAGCATGCCGCGAAGGCGGCTAGGGGTGTACGGTAGTGTCCTACACAATTCCAGCCGCAGGCTGGCAGGGGTACATTACATGGTAGTAGTATGTGGCGGAGGCCTCTAGGAGTGTAGTGTTGTAGAAGGGTGTAGTGGTTTAATTAATACATGCAGCCGCAGGCTGCCGAGAGTACAGTGGGGTAGTACTGTAGAGGGGTTACGAGCGGGCTTTTTCATGGAAACCAAATATTTTCCGTGTGGGTATGCGTACGTTAGCTAAATGAGAATGAGTCTTATTACCGCCCCATTCTCAATAACTTAGTATTACCTGATTAAAACCTAACTCGCTATTTCGCTGAAATTAATATTATTAAAAACAAGTTAATTTGTCTATTAATAAAATCTTGTGTCGGTTTTTCACTACCATTAAAACACGCAACATAATAAACCGTACCAGCGGAATCAATCCCAAAATAAGTTTTTAGAACTTTATTATAGATAAAACTATAAGTTTTATTATTATAGGCGGTGAATTCTAAGATAGTTTCTACTTCATCATAAAACTCGCTTATTTTCATATTATTTAATCCCCAAATTAATTAAACCGAAACAAGCAACAAATAACAAATATATAAATAAAATTAGTTGCATTTTATTATATCGGTTATAATACGCTAATAATAGGCTGTTTAATATTAGAAAACTATAACCAAAAACAAACAAGCCAAAAGCTAATAATGTCGCGCCTAATATACCACTAATTAGAATTAGAATATTAAGCATTTTTATCGCCTTTTAATACTTTAATTTGTTTATTTAATAATTCAATACGTAAAAGTATTGCCCATAAATAAAGTTTATTAATTATATTATTAAACATATTGCACCATTTTACTATTCAATTTAATAGCACAATAGCAAGTTATGCCGTTTTTTCTGAGTTCCTTTTTAACGTGCCTAGAATCATCTATCATAATAAACTCAGCATTAGCAAAAGAATATAACTCTTTTAAGCGTTTTATATATTCTAGTTTATATATACCATCATTAGCGTTATGAAAAGCGTATCCGCTTTGCTTTGCTCTATCTCGACTGAAAACGCGATTCAACGGGATACCAAAAAGCGAAAGCTGTTTTTTATCCAATTCACCTAATTCCCTTGCTGTTAAAAAATAAATGTTCTTATTGTGCTTGTTCTTATGATACCATGACAACAAAGGTAATGGCTTTGCGCTAAACATAAGCGATTCATTTTGTTGCGCTTTTCTATACTTGTTAAGGCATAAATTATTATCAACTAAACAAGCGTTATATAATAATTCCGTGTTTAATACGGTTTGGTCAATGTCAAGTAAATAGATTTTCATTTTGTTACTCTCTCAAAAGGTAATACCGCTATAAAGTTATAGCGGTATTATGTTTATTAGTTAGAAATGCACTAGATTAATTGCACCATTAGGATAAACTTCTACCGCTTTACAATCCCAACTACTTAGACCTTTTGTATTATAACCATGATCAAGAGAAACTACACCAACTACGGCATGATTATGATTTCTTTGCGGTGTGTGCGTGTGTCCTGTTACCATACGTAAACCGCTATTATATCCTACCGCTCCCGCTATTGATTTCGAGCCGTTACTGCCTACGTGCCCATGTAATCCTAATTCAACCCCATTTAATTGCATACTCTCGTTACTTGCCATAAAATAAGGTAAATCATCATTATATTGAGCCGACTCAATAACTAAATTACTAGCTAAATAATAAGCATATTGAAACGCGCCCAATTTATTACCTTGTCGCAATTGCTCTAAATAACCAACAACAAAGCGCGTATTTTCTTGTGACTCTTGACGCAGATCAACATTGGCACAATAACGCGCTAACATATCATCATGATTGCTATAAACAATAACAGTATCTTGCAAGCGTTCTTCAAAAATTGCATCTAATTTATCGGCAACTTTACCTACTGATTTTAAGATGTTGCTAGTATGGTTATTAGTCATTTTATGCGTTAAACTTGCTCGCTCATGGTGGTTGTTACTCTTAAAATCAAGCGTATCATGACAAATAAAGCGGGCTTCTTCATATAAATCACACTGAATCAAATTATTCAAGCGTTTAATGTCCGACTTGCCTAATTGCTCGGTATGTAAATCGGGCAATACTAGCGCGGTCGGTAGCACTTCAACCATGTTGATATAATCAAACCCGTTATAGATAAGCTGATTATCTCGCAACTCTAAAGGGTGTGCCTTACCTTCGTGGTCGATTAACAAACAACCTATTGTGTGATTTAGTTCACCAATAGCACCCGCTTTTGAGCAAGTATAATTAGGTTCGGTTGCGTATCCAGTAGCGTGAAAATATTTAATATTTTGACCGAACAAGCGTGGCAAGGCGCGGTAATTTAAGCTCGAATGAGCCACAATCAAACCGCGTTCTGCCGATTGAGCAAGTTTTTCAAGACTAGAAAACGGATTTTGCGCGGTCGGTAAAACACGAATTTTAGGTGAAATAAGCCAGCCTTTTACATTCAAATTTTCGCTTGAATGATTTAATACGGTATCGGCACAAACTAGCAAAGGATAAACTATTTCTTCCTTTTCTTCCTGCTGTGCCGAGAAAAGGTTATTAGTATTATAATAATTATTCAATACGATAACATGGGCGTCTAAGCAATTTTTTAAGCTTTGCAAGCCTTGCGCTAAAGTTGCGTTAATTGTTGAATTGTTTTGAACTGTTGTTACGATTGTATTCATTTTAAGTAATTCCTTGTAATATGCTTTTAAGTGTTTACATAATATAAAGTGAAAAGCAAACCTTTATATTATGGCGTTATAGGCTAGTTATAGCCTATAACGTGTCAAGACTTGTTAGCCTTCCAGTTTAGCTAAAATAGTCATCAAAATGGCTTTGTTCGCTTTCGCGAGGCTATCGCTATCGCCCTCAAAACCAATAGCGGTACAAATTTTTTCCGCTAAAGCATCGCGGGTTAAAACTTCACCATTCTCAGCACGTGCCGATTTCTTAACAGCTTCTGGTTTTACATACAAGCCAGCGCGTACAAGAATTTGCGTTACGCTCTCTTTTGATTTGCCTGTTTGGCTTGCGATACTCTCTACTAAAGAACGCGTGTTTTGTGGGGTGGCGTTAACGTAAAGGCTTTTAACTTTAGCGGATACCGCTTGCGCTTCGGTTAGATTTTCAGTTGTCATGGTTTAATACTCCAATTATTAAATTAATGTTTTGCTATTACTAGCCATTAACGCACTACTATAATGCGTTAATAGCTATTAACAGAAAAGATAACAAATTAATGTTACATTTGCCATTATAACACCTAATCCACCTAATAAGCTATAAATCAATGATTCCACCATTTTATATTCTCCTTAATTCTTGACTCTATTATAATTGACTTGTTTTTACTTGTCAACTACTTTTTTAAGTTTTTTTGTTATCGCTTTAACTTGTTATCTATTATAAACGCTTGTTTTATAATTTGCAACTTCTTTTTTAAGTTTTTTGTCGCTCTCTTTTGTTCCCGACTTGTGTATATTATAGCATACTAGAAAAATAAAACCACCTCAAAATTTTGATATGTAATATCGAAAAATTTCACTAGACAAAGCAAGCAATATACGCTATAATAGAATCATAAAATAAAGAGTTTGCTATAAAACAAGACCTGAATAGATAATCCAATCCTGCACGTTATTCAAGTTGGCACGATTCTTGCTTGTTGGCACGATTCTTGCTAGGCTATCTAAAAGCAAATGATAATTGTTACTAAATGCTAATCTAAATGCAAATGAGAATTATTACTAAATGCACTTGATTAGCTTTTGCGCTTGTAAATAAGAATTGCTACTAAACACGAATGATTATTATTAACGCAGGCAAATGAGAACTATTCACAAATGCACTTGAGAAGCATTTACAGATGCGAACGATTCACATTTACATCTAGCGCAGCGTTGACTCGCTGCGCCGTAGTGGAAAACCTCCGCAAAAATTCAAGCGTTACGCACTCAAAAGTCTGTGGAATTTCAAGCCTGCTTAGTCTAGAGTGGGAAACCTCCTGTCAAGATTAAATAGGTGAGCTTGACTTTTTGGTAGAATTATGCTAGCTGGCGCTCTGAGGCAATGCACGAGTCAAGCGAAGGCTTGCGGAGGTGCTTGTCCCCCGGCCGCTTACCAGCGGCGTGGACTATTGTACAAATGTAATAATATATAATAAGGCTAAGGGACTAATACACAAGTAGGCTAATGTAACAACGCAAGCCCCGCAGTAAACACAACAATACACCAACCTCGCGAAGGCGAGCAAGGGTGTAGCACTGTAAAAAGCTTGACAAGAACTTAGTAGTAAGCAAAATTTCAATTTTTAAAAATTTCACATTAAAATTAAAAATCGCTCGTAACACAAACCCACACTTTCCAGGTAAATTTACGCCCATTTTATTTCGATGTGGCTAGTGGTACTATCATAGCACTAAAAATTTTATGCGAGAGCGACACGTCGCATAGCACCGAAGTAGCCTGTCAAGCTCATGTTGCTGGTGTTACGAGTAAGTTTGTCCTCAAGCAGCTTACCAGCTGCGTGCACTAATGTAACAGTAGAAGCTGACGCTACTATACAGCAGAAGCTGCATTACACAATCCCAGGCGGTAGCCTGGCGTGGGTGCAGAAAACATATAGTAGTAAACTTTTTAGTAATAAATTTTTGAAATTCAGAAAATTTTGAAAAATAGTCGTAAAGTGAACGTAAAAATCCTATCCAAAAGTACGTAGAATCGATTTAAATTTTTGATGCTATGATTATATTCTGAAAAATTTCATATGAGAAAAATTCATTCTTGTAAAAATTATAAAGTGAAAAAATTAGAAAAATAGTCGGAGAGGAACTGAACAGATTCAGGTAAATTGACGCACGTTTTTATTAGTTTTTGTAGTGCTATGATAGTAGCTTCGAGAAAAAATTTTCATGAGCTCTTTTTGAGGTGTACACCCTTAGCAGCCTGCGGCTGCGATGGTGTAAGATAGCGATAGTGTACTGTTGCTTTGTAGAAATGTAGGGTTGGGCCTTTGTAGAAAGGTAGTCTTGGTAGCGAAACAAGCACTTGGTCTGTTTTTGAAGAGGTAGTCTGTTTTTTGTAACAATATACCATTCCAGCGAAGTAACAATACACCATTCCAGCGAAGGCTGGCAGAGGTGCTACACTCCTAGCAGCCTACGGCTGCGATGGTGTATTGTGCTATTGTTGTAAAATACACTTGCTTCTTTATAGGTAGTCTACCCTTTGCGGCCTTCGCCGCATATTATTAAGTTGCAATTGTAAAAGTGATAACATTGTAAAAATAGGAGAATAAGCAACAAAGAGCAGTAAATGTACCAATTTAGAAAATTAAATAGGTAAAAATGCAGTAAAATGCTAATAAAGTCAATGTATACTTGCAAATTTTGAGTTGAAAATTTAATGCTGATGTTGTATAATATACATAATGGGGAAATGTTTTTATAAATTCTGTGAGAGAAAGTACGAGATAAACCTTATATTATATCACATTAAACCAAAAATTTCAAAGAAATTTTTGTAAGCATAAATAATAAAAACCCAATTATACCCTTACTTTTATTGGAAACACTGTTTCATCACTCACTCGGAGTAGCTTCTTTCCAAGGCGGCAAGCCTTGGCAAGAATCACTCCGAGAGTGAAAGTGTTTTCCCTGAAACACAGTACTATTATAGCATAAATTCTTCTAAATTTCAACAAGAATTTTGTAAGCATGCACTGATTTTCTTTATTTACTACTGCTTTTTTACCGATGAAACTTTATGTATTTACGGCTATGAAAATTTACAGTTTTCGATTTTTACCTTGAAATTTTTTAGAAAAAATCAACCCCCAAATTGTAAGCATGCATCAACTTTCTGTGAATTTTACTGCTTTTTCTCCGAGTTTCAAGAAATTTTACGTGCTCTTGACCTTGGAATGTTTACGTTTACCTTATGGTGTTTGACGGAACATCGGAACTCCGATTTCGGCTACAACTTTAAAAATGTACACTTGACTTAGTTTTTACGGGGTAGTCTACTTTTACATATTACTACAGTACACATATCAACTACGGTACACCAAGAAACGATACACCATTCCAGCCTCCGCTGGCAGAGGTGCTACACTCCTACCAGCCTGCGGCTGCGATGGTGTATTGTTACAAGGTGTTGTAATAGTGTAGCTGAGGTGTAACGGTACAAGCTGTTGTAATAGTGTAACTGTGCTGGTGTACTGTATCGTACTCCTATTGCCACGAAACCGGCGTGCCATAATACATCACGGAAATTACATTTAGCGTGACTCCTTATAATAAAATAGCTTGAAATATTCTAATAGATATTGTATAATATCACTAATGCTAAAATTTTAGCAGATTTTTTTTTAACCCTAAAAGGACAAATTAAAATGATACTATACGAAAATAATGGCTCAACTATTACAGAGCAACAAGATGGTTATCTACTTACTAACCCTAGATTACCTAATGGTGGTATTGTAGCTAAACCATCTAATGATGTTTACAGAGAACATAAGGTAGGTATTTTACTAAGCTTAATTGCTTACGATGTTATGGCGATTAACTCCGGCAGTTACAACACAGCTGTACTAATGGTACAAAATATTGAAAACTACTATAATTTTATAAAAAAAGATAATGTTAAGTTATTAGATAAAATCGCCCACGCTAAAGAATCTTTAAAAGAATCTATAGATTCACAAGCTGATGAGTTAGAAGATACAGGTATATCTATCGCCAAACAAATTTTAGATGTAGTAGATGACTTAAAAGTAAAATCCGCTGAGCAAGAAGATAGTTTAGTAGTTTATTACAAGGAATATTCTAGCCATGGGTTTAGTAAAGGACCTCGAAAAGATAAGCAAATGCCTATAAAGTTTAATAACTTATCTTTAGTAGAGAACATTACACCAGAGCTTAAATATAAGCACTACTTACTTTACCCTTTACTAGGTTATTATATTTATAGATTTCATCTAGGTATTACAGAAGAGTACTATGTAACCGAGTTAATAGACTTGTGCAATCAGTTCAATCCTTTAGATAGTGAGGGTAATAATATTACTGGTATTAAACTTTCAGCTAAGTTTTTAAAACCCAAAACTATTGCACATACTCTATTTCAATCTATTGAACTACTAGATGCACCTGTAGAACATAAGCTTGCAGAAAATAGTAAATCCTCTGCAAGCTTGAGAACGCCACTATATACCGAAGGTAGTACGTTCGCTTACTTAACAGACCCAAGCTTGAGAGATAACCGTATTATTACTATTAATAATGTCTCAGCTTACACAATCCCTTACAAACCTTACAATTTACTAGGTATTGTCGGAGCTATTGTATTAGATAATGGGTTCAAACCTATTAATGTGTTAGATACCGTACCTAAAATATTTAAAAAGACTATCAGTATTAAAGACCCAGACTCAGCAGCATTCAGAAAAAGCTACGCAATGTCTTGTGGAAGCCAAGCTTTTGAAGAGTACTATAATGATGCTCGTAATACTGTATACGCAGAAAAGTCTTCTAAATATGTAGCAGTGATGTATATAGCAGATAAGTTGCTCGAAGAGAAATCGGGAGAGCATAAACTTACTGAAGATATTGCCAGCGACCATAAATCTATAATTTATAGTATCGCAACCCTGGCAGCCTTCGCTGCGAGCTGCGATTATGCTGGTATCCACACTTTAGGTATTATGAGTAAAGAAGCTTACTCTGCTTACCGTAAAATTGCTAAAGATTTAGGTTGGATTTAATAGTATGAAAATTAATAATACATCACTAGCCGCTTTGCAATATATTAAAACATTACTACGTGCCTCCAAGCACAGCATACTAGATACTATCCATCCAAAGCTAATACCGGAGCTAAGTATTAGGCTAGAAGAAGATAAAGATATATGGTTACAGGGTTTAGTTAAAGAAGACCCCTTTTGCTCCGAAGATAAAGTAGTGGAGCCGATTAAAGAAGAACCTTATTGCGTAGAGGATATAGTATTTTACTTTAATCAGGAATTGCTACACAGAAAAGAAGAGGTACAGTTTTTAAAAAGTAGACAAGCTAAACGTCAGCTAATAAACAATAAAACACTTCCGTTTTAACCCCTAGCGGCTTACCAGCCGCATACAACAAGGAAACTATTATGTTATCAATCAATACAAACATCGGCGCTACTATTGCAGCTAACCAGTTAAATGCTCTTAATACTAGAAGCGAAAAACTATCTGAGCAAGCTACTACTGGTAAACGCATTAATAGTGCTTCAGACGATGCAGCAGGACTTGCTATCGCTATGGGAATGCATTCTACTTTAACAGGTAATAAAACTGCTTTACAAAATATTAGTCGAGCTAAAGACTTACTAGCTACTCAAGAAGGTATGTACACTCAGTTTAATTCAATCTACGACCGCTTAAAAGCTTTAGCTACTTCAGCTACAGATGAGACCATGTCTGATGCTGACCGTGCTAAGTCTAATACAGAGCTACAAGCGCAACTACTAGAACTAGATCGTATTGCTAAATCTACTGAATACAACGGTATTAAGTTAGGTGACGGTTCTGTGGCTAGTTTAAACTTTCAAGTAGGTGCTAACAATACTGCTAGTGATAAGATTGGCTATACTTTAAGTGATATGCAAACCGCTTCTTTAAATATTAACGGTGGCAGTATTACTAGCGCTGCTAACGCAGCTACGTTCTTAGATAACTTAAAGCTAGATATGGATACTTTAGCTACGGGTATGGCTAACAACGGTGCTATGGTAAATAGACTAGGTTTTGCCTCTGAAAACTTAACTACTATGAATGAAAACTTAGAAAAATCACTATCTACTCTTACAGATGCTGATATGGCTTTTGTAGCTGCTGAGCAAGCTAAGGTAAATGCACAACAACAGTTAGGCTTACGTGCTTTAGCTACTGCAAATCAACAACCTCTTAACTATCTATCTTTGTTTAGTTAAACTTTACAACCCTACCCGCCTGCGGCGGGGGTTTTTGCTTTGTAGTAATAGATTTATTTTGGAGTATTAGAATGAGTATATTTATGTTCCCAAATTCAGTAGTTGAAATAGCTTTAAAAGAGTATAACTACTGTATTGATACTTTAGGCTATGATAATGCAAATGCTTTTAAGCATGCATTTAATAAAGCACTTACAGAAGTACCTATATATGATGAAGAGGGTATTTTATTAGATAATGATAGGTTGATTTTACAGTTAAGGTTAAATGTTGTAAAGTTGCATGAGAAGTTAGATAGATTAACTAAAAAACCTGCTGTAGATTTAGAGTTTAAGCTTGAAAGTTACAGCTGATTAGCGTATAATATATACATAAATTGAGGAAAATGAAGATGATTAAAGCAGAAACTATTTACAAAACAACAGACGGATGTGCTTTTAAGTCGCTAGAAGAAGCGGAATATTGGCAATATGTACTTGACATAGGAGCTAAGTTATACGCTGACCCAGACTACTTTCATGGAGCAATTAATGTAAGTACAGTTATCGAACTAAAAAGGTTCTTAAAACGTAATGCAGATTGGATTAAACCACTTATGGGTTGGTATTAATAAGGAATATGAACATGAATATTGAACAACGAATTGAATACCTAGAAAAGCAGCTAGATATTTTAAAGATGCAATGCAAGCAACAGCCTGAGTTTGAATATCCGATTTATATGCAGTCAATAGAAAGTAAAGTCATAGTTAAGTTTACTGGATTACATGAAGGGTATCTTGTTGATGACGTAAGAGGTGGTCGTGATATTGGGCAGTTTAATCACGGGTGGTATCCTCACACAGACGCAAACGCATGGCAACCAATCGCCTTTGATGAGGGACGTGGGATTGCGGATAAACAATTGTGCGAGTGTTGGTTTAACACGCATACGCATTGTAGAGTTCTACGTTTTTATGATGCCGTGAATAAATGCACTTTTAACGTGAAAGGTAAAAGGAACGGAATTTCTTATGACGACTATATACCAATTCCCTACGCCGATTACCCTGAATGGGCTATTGAAGCTGAAAAGACTTTGGAGGATTGATTATGGCTTGGTTAGCGGTTGATTACGATGGTAGTGAATATGTTTATTCTTGCCGACCTCAAAGGTTTGAATATATAGAGCACCTTGGTCTAAGAAATGTTTGGAACTCACCTTTTAATACAAACAAGCTACCTAAAGGTTCAATCAAACGCCTTATCGGGCGTGAACTAACTTGGGATGATGAACCTTTTGAATTTGTGGAGATAAGTAATGAACCTATACTTACCAATACCTAGAGGGATAGCTAAGTCGCTATTCCGACTGCTTGGTTACAGAACAACCTCGAGGTTTAGAAAATGAACGAACAACAACCAAACCAAACAGTGTTAATCAAACAACTAAAGGATGAGCTTAACAAAGCAAGGCAAGAGATTGTAGTTCTGTGGATTGAGGTTGCTCTGCTTATTGTGATCGTATTACTTTTACTGGCAATAATCTTTTATTGATAAAATCGAGGTTTAGAAAATGACAAAACAATACAAATTGCTACCAAGTGAGCCGACAATTAATTTACTGATATCCCTAGCAACACGTATTTCACATATACACTTAAAAAGATGAAAGATCAATCTTTTAATATGCAACCTGATATTAGAGAACTATACGCATTTTTATACGCATCCCTACCAGAGGTTGGGCAAGAACCTGTTGCTTACGCATGGAAATATGAAAGTAATTTTATGAAAGTATCACTTACAAAACAAAATAATGATTGGATTCCTCTTTACACCCACCCTCAACCAAAGCGTGAGCGTATAACTGATAAAGAGATTAGTGATTTATATAATAGTTTACCTTTAGACACTAGAGAAGATGTATGCTCCTTTTCATATAAACTAGGTTTCAAAAAAGCAATGGAGTTATTAAATGCTTGAACGTATTATTTGTGCGGCAATTAGGTTTGATGGAAAAGTTTATTGTGGCTATCGACACGCCAATATTTACAACCAGTTCCCTGCTACGTATCCAAGCGGTGAGGAAGGTTTTATCACTACAGACAATGGGCGCTTTGTAAGACGCGAGGAGGCTTGGGATATTGCAGATGAAGCCAATCAGATCATCAACAAAGGTGAAGGTATTGACGGACTATTATTTAGCGAGAATTTGTACTAATGATTGAAGAAATTGTAGATGCCGCTTTAGCAGCAATGGATGATTATAAAAGAACAGCTACACCAGAAACCTACTCAACAGAAGAGTTATTGAATAGAATGGTACAAGCAGGTCTCCCAGTTTTAGGTAAAGCATTATTAATGAAATTAGACGTACATACTATTGATGGCAACTGTTATGTGCGTTGCGGAGATATAGCGAGATTAATGAAAAATGTATAAATATATTTTATCTGCACTAACAGCAGGTTTACTTATATACTGGCTAGCTGGAGGAAATTTTGAACGTAATATCTGGCTAGGAGCTACAGTGTTTATGTCTTTAGCTGTAGGCGTATTTGCATACGCAGAAAATAAACCTAAATACAAAGAAGAAAAGAATACACATACTTTTACTTGGAGGCTACCAAAATGAAGATTATTGAAAAGAAAGACTTCATTGAGCTAGTTGAACTAGAAGTAATTAGTCATGAAGTTATGACAGGTAAAGACGTTGACGCGGTTGTATTAACAGACAAAGAATGGGATTTACTACCTGAGTGGGCTAAAGGTCTGAAGCATGTAATTCACTACTTTAAATCAGCTAATAAAGAGTATAAAGTTTCTTTAATTAAAGAAGGGCATTGGTTGTATGAAAACAGAACTTGATTTAACCTTTGTAGCTATATTAGTGGCTATTTTATTAGCAGCGGCTCTATCTTTCACCGCTACAGTAGTAACACACAAAAATAAAATGCAAATGCTCTCTAGTTTAGAAAATCCACAAGCAGTTTGTTTTGCTCAGGCTACTAAAACGGAGCAATTTGAAATTTGTAAATCAATAGGAGAGAAATAATGTTACTTAAATACGATTTAATTGTGTATTTACCTTTAGTTGTAAGCCTACTGATTGGTTTTGGGTTAGGTGTTGGCTTATTTGATGCATTAGTTATAGCTTTAGCAGTAGTTGCCTGTATCGTATATGGAACACTACTTGTAGTATACACTTGGGCTAGATTATTTAATAAAGAAGAATTATTAAAAGAGCTTGAATAGTTTCACAGAATAGCGTATAATATGTATATAAATTGAGGAAAAATTAGTATGAAAACTATCAAAGTTACAGTAAATACTACAAGTCACGATTGTGAATGCTGTGGTTATTATAACG